TGTTCTAATACTATCTATTGGGGTTGTGCTGGCGGGGGCACAAGATGTAGGGCCATCACGCGACAAAGATTGTCACATGACAAATAATAAACGTCACATACTACATATAGCGGCATCATCCCCCCTACCATCCATATGTAGTGGTTCCATCATGGCACGAGAATTGCGGAGGAACAAAGCAATATAGACATTCAACATTGAGAATTCCATATTAGAAAAAGGTTATATATCTGGTTCCATATATCCGGTACCATCAATTCTGAATCTTTCAATAGTTGAAATCTTCATCCACTAGCAGCAATTATGCTAAGGATTGTGATGCTTCCGGCCTTGACCCACTCTGTGGATTGTGTTATCCTTCTTTTGCGATGGGAGTGGTGTATCACAAAAGATGGTATAGAGAGGCTATATGATTCTATCAGATGAAGAAGTCCAAGAAAGAATTGAGTCTCCTCTCAATCTATTGAATAGACTCCGAAGAACATCTTCAAGCACTACCTCTCCATCTCTCCCACCTAAGACAGACGATATCATTAGTGATCTAGAAGATAAGATTGCTATTGGTACTGTTCGCAAACAAGCCGCTGGCATCATGGCAGATGCACTCAAGGAATTGAAATTACGCATTTCAGATGTGCAGAAGCCTGAGAAACTTGCTGCAATAGCGGCTGAAATGAATAAAGTCGTTCAATCTCGTCCTGAGAATGAAGGTAAGACACAACCACAAGTTATAGTTTACGCTCCTCAGATAATTAGTGAGTCTCACTTTCAAACCCTAGTTGTCAAGGAGTAAACTTGCAGTACACCATGCCGGAAGTACTTTTATTAGTAGCTGCAATTGGTGCAGTATTAGTTAATGTAATCACAGCATGGGGTAATAGAGTTAAACTTGACAAAGTAGCTGAGACGGCTGAAGTTATTAAAGGTCATGTGAATAGTGCAGCTACTAAAGCTATAATGGAGCAGCAGTCTTTAATTACTGAAAGAGCAATCTTAAAAGAAACTATTGAAGATATGAAGAAGACTGCAGCGTTATTGGCTCAATCTGTAGCTACAGTAAATGCAGCATCTGTAAATACAGCGGCTAAGAAGCCAGAAGGATAACATGCCAACAGAAGCCTTAACGATTGGTGATGTTCACAACTTAATCCAGAATGTTGTTTATGCACTTCCAGCAACTAAATGTTTGCTATATTGTAGCACAGTAGCGGCTACATTCCAACAGTCTGACACGGTTGGATTCACAGTGAATTCACCATTAGCATTAACTGCTGCAGGACAAGCAGAAGTTGCTGGTGGATTTATTCGTTGTACTTCAGCCGGACCTGTTGGTGTATATCTGAAGAGAGATCATTAATGAATCCTAATTTACCATTACTCGTTTTACTAATTGCATTAGGTTTAGATATCTGGGCAATCCTTAAAGAACGAACAGTTTGTTCTGTCTCGTTGCTTCTAGTGATCATCCTTTTACTCACGAGGTAATAAATGAATACAGACTTTAACAAGTTCTTGCCAGCTCAGAGTAGACAAATGAACAGTGTAAGTACAATTCCGGCTACTTTAACAATTACTCCATCAACTATCTTAACAATTATTAGTACGGCTGGAGATATTCAGAATATAATTCCACCTATAGAAGGATATCATGAGTTAAATTTCTTAATGGGTGTGGATCTTATATTTTTTATTTCTGGTGGTAATATTAGCATTCCTGTATCTCCAGTATCTTTAGGTGCTGGATATGTTACTAAATTATTTTTTAATCCTATTAATAGTAAGTATTATATTGTTAATGTTTTATTACCATGAGAATTATCATTCTTCTTATTCTGCTTCTTTGTATAGCGGCTAGCGGCTGTGCTACGACTTATTCACTCGTGCGAGTTGAGAAGCATGGTCCTGTGGAAGCTGAAGTCTGGCGCAACAATAAGACTCAGACCTGTGAAAGACGAGTCTATCTTGATTCAATGTATTACCATACAAATATTCCATGTGAGAAATAACAGACATCAACCCCGTTCAGGGCGAAAGTAGAGAGTCAAGATGCCAAGCGGATCAGCAACAGTAACGGCGAAGTATGGGCCTGGCTTTCAGGCAACGGCTAAGGTTATTTCTGGAATCAAGTCATTCTCTGTTGATATTGAAAGATCAGTTCTGATGTTTCACTTAGTCAATAGTGATATGACTAGCCCTCCGCTTGAGTATGATTTAGTCGGAGTTACCACGTTCACTGTTGTCATTGCGGCTACGAACTTTACAATTACAGTTAGTTAGGAGTTTATGGAGTCAGTTCAGAAACTTGATTTAAGAACTATTGTTAGACGCTTATGTTATGATTGTAATCATGCATGGCAACAACCTGCTGAGACAGGTAAATGCCCAAGATGTCATGGTAGTAACGTAAAGAATATTGAAATTACACGAACAGAAGCCAAGAGGGTTTAATGATTAATCTTTCTGATTGTATTTCCTGTGGAGATGAATTAGGAATAGATCCCAAAATCATTCAGGCCGTTGCTAGAGTAGAAAGCGGCTCGGGTGATCTTAATGCATTTTTATTTGAGCCTCATATCTTTTCTAAGCTTACTAATCATATATATGATGAGTCTAATCCGGAACTTAGTTATCCCCAGTGGGATCGTTCAAAGTATCCTCCCACTAAATTAGCTAGGCAGATACAATTTGATAGAGCGGCTTTATTAAATTCTTCTAATGCTTATGCATCTGCAAGCTGGGGATTATTTCAAATTATGGGATTTAATTATAAGATTTGTAAATATACTAGTGCTGTTTCAATGGCAACTAATCTTAGATCTGCTATTGAACCCAATGTTAAAGCATTCTGCCATATGGTTAGTAATATGGGTTTGGTTGATATATTACAAAATCATGAGTGGGCTAAGTTTGCTCGAGTCTATAATGGACCTGGTTATAAATTAAATCATTACGATACTAAGTTAGCGGCTGAATGGGATTCACTTAATCATCGTGTAGATTCTAATGGTTGATCTTCTTATTCCAGGTGCTAAGGATATTGAAAACATAACCTGGAAACCTTTTCCGAAGCAAGAGTTATTTCTTTCTTTACCTGATACAATCAAGGAAGGATTCTACGGTGGGGGAGCTGGTAGTGCAAAGACAGAGACCTTGGTTATGTATCCCATCGTCCGAGGATGGTATGAGAACCCAAGGTTCAAGCAACTCTTCTTGCGCCGAACCTTCCCTGAACTCAAGAACGAAGTCGTTCCAAGAACAAAGCAAATTTATCCAAAGTTCGGAGCTACTTGGAACGGGCAAGATATGGCTTGGACATTCCCAAGCCCAGATCAATACGGAGCAGGATTAAGAGGTAATGCTGGTGCTACTATATTCCTTGGTCACTGTGAAACAGAAGACGATGTTCACAGATATGACTCAATGGAAATTAACTTATTCTCACCTGATGAGTTAACATCAGCAACTGAGTGGATCTATTTATATATTGGATTTACTCGTACTCGTTCTCCAGAAGGATCTGGATTACCAGCTGTTATTCGTGCAGGGGGAATGCCTGGTAATATCGGGCATACTTGGGTTAAGAAACGATTTGTTGATCCGGCTAAAGAAGGTAATGTTATTATTGTTGGTCGTGGTGGAAATAAACGAATTTACATTCATGCTACTTTTAGAGATAATCCACACTTAGATAAGACATATGGAACTTCACTCGAAGCTCTTCCTGAAGCAGAGAAGCAAGCTAAGTTAGGAAATTGGGATGCATTTATTGGTCAAGTTTATGATGAGTTTAGAGATAGATTATATCCTGATGAACCAGAGAATGCATTACATGTAATTGATGATTTTGCTGTTCCCCATTGGTGGCCTAAGTTTGTAATAGGTGACTGGGGATATGAAGCAATGTGCTACGTTGGATTCTTTGCTGTAGCACCAAGTGGTCGAGTTTATTTATATAGAGAGTTACATTGGTTCAAAACTAAGATTTCTGCATGGGCTCCAGAGCTCAAATGGTTTGTTGATTCAGATCAACCAAGATCAGTTAAATTTTGCAAGTCTGCTTCTCAAGATCGCGGGCAAGAACATACAATTCAAGAGCAGATTGAAACTGAACTTGGTAGACCAATTGATTTATCAGTTAATACTACTGGCTCTCGTTTAGCCGGTAAGATGCTAGTCCATGAGTATCTGCGCTGGAAGGAAAAGCCAATACTTCCAGCTAATGAAATGCCTGTGTATGATGAGGGTTATGCACAGTGGATTCTTCGTAATAAGAGTCCTAAAGACTATCAGAATTACTTAGCTTTATTTAATCCTCCAGAAGTAGAGGATAATCTTCCTAAATTACAGATCTTTAAGTCATGCCCTTTAATGTCAGAAGCTATTAAATCTTGCTTTTATGCTAAAGCTGGTAAAGATGGAAAGCCTCCTGAAGATGTAGCTGAGTTTCCAGGAGATGATCCTTATGATACGTTACGATATGCATTGGATTCGGCTGAGAGTTATTTCACTGAGAGTGCAGATGAATTCATTAATGTTCAAAGACAGCAGAAGTTATTAGAGACTTTGAAGAACACTAATGATTGGACTGCATTTTATCGTAATATGAATACAATTGAATCAAGTACATCTACAATGCAAGTCGTTCGAAAGTATCATCGAGGGAGACGATAATGTTCCAATGGGTCAAAGAACTGCTCGACATTCGGTATGAATATAGCGAGCGAAAGAAGAGATTGCGTGAAGTTCCATGCAAGTCTTGTGAGACATTAAAGATTGCATTGGAGCGTGCGAATTATGAAAGGGAACAACTTCTTAATAACTTATTAAAGCCTAATGTTGTTCCAGAAAGATTAGTAGCTCCAACTCCATCTAGTTCACCAATTGGGCGGCGTCATATTCCTTGGCCTGTGAAACAGCAACAGCTTGAATTAGAAGATAAGGAAAGGGCCAAAGCCATTCGTGATTTCCAAGAGAATTTGAAACGAGAGCAAGAACTTAAAGCTAAGATAACCTCTAGATCAGATTCTGCTATCCCTATTGAAGTTAATACCAATCCTCAAACCGAGGAATTAGAAAGAGAACTGGGGATTAACTAATGCCTTTTGGGATGCAGGAAAAGAAAAAGAAGAAAGAAGATGAGACTGTTGCTACAGGAATGTCAGCCGCTGGCACTGCTGTTAAAGCGGCTAAAGAGAAATCATCTTCTGATCCTGTGAAGCGTATTCAAGATTATGCTGCTTCTGAAAACGAACGCAGACGTAAAGAAGAGGAAGAGAAGAAAAAGAAGAAATCAAACCCAGTAGATACTGCCCCATCTAAAGGGATTCTCGAACGTATCTACGATAGCGTAATGGGAACTTCAAAGAAGTAGGTTATTATGCCCCTTAGTAAATACTTCAAGGGCAAGGGCGAAAAGGTAATGAGTAATATGAAAAAAGAGTATGGAGAAGAAAAAGGTAAAAGTGTATTCTATGCTACTGTTAATAAGAATAAAAAGAAACATCACATTGATGTTAGACCTTCAGGAAAAAAGTAATGCCAACAAGTAATGATCTACCTGAAGATGATATTCAGCGACTTCTTTTAGAAGTTGTTGAGTATTTTGATGATGAAGATAGGGGAGTTCGCGAACGCCAGATTCGCAAGTGTAGGCGTTTGAAACTCATCTGGGATAACATATTCCAGACATGGTATTCAGAAGTTGCACACGATTGGCGTATCTGGGATCAGTCTATGACTGATGATACAGATCAAGCTTATTATGATAAACCGATGAATGTGTTTCGTGCTTATATTGAATCTATCATTGCTGCATTATCAATTACTACACCAGTAGCAAAGTGCTTTCCTGAGGATGCACAATCCTCACTTGACATAGCAACGGCTAGGGCTGGTGATAAGATTGGCCAGCTTATTGGTCGTCACAATCACCAAGATCTTCTTTGGCTCCATGCATTATTTATCTTCTATACTGAAGGAGCTGTGTTTGCATATGGATATCCTCGTGCGAAGGATTCATATGGAACATATGAAGAAGAGAAGACTGAAGATGTAGCTGAAGCTAAGAATATGTTAAAGTGCCCAGTTTGTGGGCAATTAACTGAACCAGATGAAGTTACTGATAATTTCATGCCAGAGGAACAGCCTCAGGATTTATGTCCTAACTGTGGTAATATGGTTGCGATGCAGCCGGAAATGCAAACCACAATCACAACCAAGGTAGTAGGTAGAACTAAACATCCAAAGTCACGTGTATGCTTAGAAGCATATGGTGGGCTTTACTGTAAGATTGCAAACTATGCAAAAACACAAGAACAGACTCCTTATCTTATTCATGCTTATGAAACTCATTACGTTAATGCTGTTGAGGAATATGAGCATTTATATGGCAAGAAGGAACTTGTAGATTCTTTGAAATCTGCAAAGTCTGGAGCTAGTGATCCATATACACAGTGGGGACGGCTTAACTCTCTTTATCAGGGTGAATATCCTAATTACGTTGTAACGATGCGGAAGGCATGGCTCAGACCATGTGCATTTAATATATTAGGAGATGAGAAGGATGTTAAGAAGTTAAAGAGTCTTTATCCAAGAGGTGTTAAAGTTTGTTTAGTTAATGATGAATTTGGTAAAGCTGTTCCTGAAGAATTAGATGATTATTGGTCTATTACTGTTAATCCGATGGAAGATTATCTTACTCATGATCCTCAGGGAATTAACTTAGTTCCTGGTCAAGAAATTACTAATGATCTTATTAGTCTAATTTTACAAACGGCTGAGCATGGAATTGGTCAGACATTTGCAGATCCAGGAGTTCTCAATTTCAAGGCTTATAAAGAATCTGAAACAGTTCCAGGAGGAGTATATGAAGCAACTCCTAAATCAGGAAAGACTTTAAGTGAAGCATTCTTTGAGACAAGAACGGCTACTCTCTCGGCTGAGATTATGCCATTCTTTGAAATGATTCAATCTTTGAATCAACTTATCTCTGGTGCTTTGCCTTCTCTGTTTGGCGGTGAATTAACTTCTGGAAGTAATACGGCTTCCGAATATTCAATGTCGCGTGCTAATGCTTTGCAGCGCGTGCAGAATGTTTGGAAGATATTTACTGCTTGGTGGACAGAAGTTAATGGTAAAGCTATTCCAATGTATATTAATAATATGAAGACTGATGAGAAAGATGTAGTTAGGAATGATGATGGCTCTTTCATTAATGTATTTATTCGTAAGTCTGATCTTGAAGGCAAGATTGGTAAGATTGAACTTGAATCCTCTGAGAATCTTCCTAGTACTGCAACTCAGATTAAAGATACTATTATGAAAGTTTTTGAATCACAGAATGAATTCTTAATTTCTCTACTCACTTCACCCGAGAATATTCCACTTCTTCGTGATGCAATTGGTTTAGTTGATTTTTATATTCCTGGTGAAAATGATCGCAATAAGCAGTATGATGAAATTAAAGAGTTGCTATCTTCTGAACCTATTCAGGGTGAAGCTGG